TTAATATTATTCTCACAATTGACTTCTATCGTACAAATCTGTATAAGTCAAATTTATGGCAAGAACACCTATTTTAACAGACAGACAAAAACAGTTTGCAGAGCTTTTAGTATACAATGACGGCAAGTTAAGTCCTGCTCAATGTGCTATGGAAGCTGGTTATACATCTAGACCAAGACAAACAGCATCAGAATTACGTAATCCAAAAGTTTATCCTTTGGTATCTAAATACATTGGTGAGCTTAGAGCAGAAGTACAAGAGAAGTATGCAATTAACTTTGAGAAACACATAACTGAATTAGCTAAGATTAGAAATGAAGCACTAAAGAAAGGTGCGTGGTCTGCAGCTGTAAATGCAGAAGTTGCACGTGGTAAAGCTGGCGGACTTTACGTAGACCAAAAACTTATCATGACAGGTAACGTTGACGCTATGTCTGCAGATGAAATTAAAGAGAAGCTACGTAAAATCCTAGATGACAATAAAGAATTGATTAATATTACGCCAGATGAAGTTGAATTAGACAATATAGAATTGCCAAAGCAATAAGCACTAAGTGCTTACTCATCAACTCATTACCAAAATCATAATATCTTTTGTATGAATTAACTATTTCATAGTAAAACTCTTTAGCCTTATTAAATAGATCAGTCATTACATTTACACCTTTCTATACCAAAAACTTTACTTACTAAGTTTTTTAGTTTTGCTATTATTTTTTTTACCATTTTTACTCCTTGTAATACCTTGTGGATTAGGCCCACGTATTGGTGGTATCGCTTGCCATTTTACGTTAGGCATATTCTTAGTCAAGGTTTTATTTTTCATTTATTTTTTTCCAAAATCTTTTAATTATATTTTCTCCCATATAATCTTCATATGTTTTTATCACAATATTGTTACATATATAACAACTACATTGATCGCATTTACGACCACAATGACAATCGTGTTTGCATTCAAAGCAAAACGTCTTCATTTATTTTTTTCTACTTAGTGCTCTTTTTGCTCTAGGTAGTTTAGATTTATAAATATTTCTTGGTTTGGAAATAGCTCTTTTTTCGTCCAATGATATTTTTTTAACTTTAAACTCTTTTTTATTAGGCATTTATTTTCTCCATTTTAATTATACATCCTTTTGGGAACACATTTCTATCAGAAAAAAGCTCATCATTCACTTCATAACTTGCAAATGTTCGTACATTTTTTTTATCTTTGTTTAATAAGTATGCATGAGTTATCATTTCTGATGGCATGAATCCTGAAGCTGTGTGTAAGTCTGCATGCCCGCTGTCACCCGTGATATCAAGCCATGTAATTTTGTAAAAATAATATCTTTTCTTCTTAATGACAACAGATTTGTATTTAGATTTTTTAGGACGTCTCATCAGAATCTTATACTATAAGTGAGATTTTTGAGCAAAAAAGTTTTTAAAAAAACAAAAAGGGTCGCGCGCGCCGAGTAGAGAGCTGTGCCACGGTGTGCCATACCCTCTGGCACACACTTTTGTCAATAAAATCAACACTAATAACTCCATTTTAGCCTTGTGCCACTGTGCCACCGTCATTTTTTTGTCACTAAAAAAAAATAATAGGGTCAAAAATTCCACTTATGTTGGCACATTAGTCGTACTTTTTTACAGACGTGCCTATTTTTATGATCTTTTTAACTCCTGGCCCTTGTATTTCTATGTCTGCGTATGGTTTCCAGGCCTTACGTATTAGATTTAACTCTAGAACTAGATTCGACCATTGCTTTGAGGAGATCTTCTTCCCCACTATTGTCATTTGTTTTGCCATAATCTATACACAACTTACCTTCCAAATGGTCTAGCTCGTGCTGTATGCACCTAGCCTCCATATTATAGAAAGTTTTCGTGTGTTCTTCTCCTTCCTTATCTTGATACTTTAAAGTGATTCTAAGGTGTCTTGCAACCTCACCCCTCTTGCCGGGTGCAGATAAACACCCTTCAAAGTCTGTCAATGTTTCGTCAGACTTTTTTGTAACCATTGGATTTATAAAAACCTGTGGCTTGTCTGCATATCTTGTGCAGTCCATTACAAAAATTCTTCTATGATACCCTACTTGTATGGCAGCTAATCCTATACCATTGTGTTGGTACATAGCTCTTGTCATATATTTTATAAGACGTTCTGTTTTATCATCTAATGGAAAAGTTACATTTTCACTTTTAATTCTTAAATTTACGTCAGGATATTTGACCAATTCTATATACATAGGTGCCCTTCACTCTCGCGTTGGGCACCCTTTGGCCAGCGTTCTCTTAGAGAACTCATTAACTTTGTTTAAAAGTAGGTGACATAAATCTTTTTAAAGACTCTGCTTTTAGTACAACTCTCGCAGGCTCTGGTGAGTTTATCAACTTACTTTCCTGTAATTCTATTTTTCTAATTTCTTCTAGTCTACCATCCATAGTTTCAATATAGATTGGACAATCAGATATAATTGTGCCTTTTTGATTGTCAGTAAATTTCCCTAGAATTTGCTGAAAGTCTCTTACTCTCATCTTCTAATCTCCTTCCTATTTGTCTTACTAATTCATACCATTTTTTTCTCCACATTTCTCTCATGTCACCACTAGTTTTGTAATACATATTTGCTATGTTATCCAGTCGTCTTTGATCTTCCTTTATAATACTCATCTACTCTCCTTAACCATTTGTGTTTATATTTTTTATACTCTTCACCCTCTATAATAAATTCTTGATAAAAGTTATCTTTGCTACACATCATTATTACTGCTTTGTTTATAGAAGTTTTGTAAACATAATCGTGAGCCATGCCATATGCTGCTAACTGCAGACAATAATCTTCTACCCACTCACGTTTTTTTGGTTTGTTAGTTTGTTTAAAATCTATTACTGCCATTTCATTTTTATGCATAGCAATCAAGTCTGTCTGGCCTGCGTACAATCCTGGATAATACAATGTACATTCACTGCCATAAAATTCTGTAACATTACATAGTCCTTGCTCTATGACTCGTAATGCCATGTTGTGTGCTTCTTTGCCAACGTTTGTTAAATCTAAATAACCTTGTTCTATAATATATTTTTCTAAAATTTTGTGCATCGCTGTACCTCTGGCCCCAGCTTGATCCACGATCCGCGTCGCGTTTTCCTCGCCGATAGATTTACGCCATGCCGCCAACGATTCGCGCTTCTCGGATGTTTGAGTCGCAGACAATATCGTAGTAACAGATGGCAGTTTACTATCATTAATATCATAATGACGTTTACCATCTATTACTTCACGAATTGTTTTAGGATATATGTAACTATTATTTCTTTTCATTATGTACCTTGTTAATTATTAAATAAGCAACAATGGCTCCAATTAATATGGCAATCAGACCCATTGCTAACATTCCAAAACCAAAACCTGGTGTCAAACTATCTCCTTTATTTAGGTTTACTGTTTTCAGAAGCTGTAGACCATTTTAAATTATCAGCTCTATAGTCTAATATATTTCTATTCATGTGATCTACATACTTTTTCTTGTCAGGCATATCATTAACCACAAAAGCTAATGCTACGAGATTGTGTGCATAAGCTTTATAAGCTGTTCCATTATCCATTAAATCATATCTTGGGTAGCCACTTTGATGACCACCAAATCTATAATTAATAACAGTGCCTGTAGAACCTTGTTTATAACTTTTTAGATAAGGATAAATTTTATTATCATCACCTAACGCAGGATTGTTATGTCCTGTCTTAAATATAAAAAAAGTGCCTGGTGTAATATTACTCAAAGGATTAATTCTCCACTCACTTGAAGGAAGAGTTGAGATGTCTACATAATCTACATCCTTAATTAGATGTTTAGAATCTAATTCAGGAAATAGACTGCGTTGCTGTCCTATCATGGATTACAATTTCTCCTTGGTTATCACACTCTTTACAATCAGCCCAAATTTCTTCTTTGGCCAAATGATATGGAATTCTAACATATCCATTTCCTCTACACTCCTTACAAATTTCTTTA